CATATCATCAAAATCAAGAGCAGTTTGTCTGTCTAAGAATAACATGTTCTCTTCAATTGCACCCTGAGTGTCTAAGTTTCTAAGAATATCATCGAAATCACTGATACCTGTAGCTGCAGAGAAACCAACTTGTACATTACCTCTATCTTCAATAGCTGCAAATAAACCTTGTGTTCCTTTTAAAGTTGCTGCAATAGCACCTCCGGTGTTTAATTCACCTTCTACACACATCATTTCTAAATAATCTTCAAATCTTAATCTAGTTTCAGACTCAGCTTTTAGATACCATAAGTATCCTCCAGTTCCGTCTTCAGTTGAAACCTCAACCCAACCGATCTGCGCAGTATCAGAACCATTTACTACGTATTTGTTTCTGATAATTACAGGTAAGTTAGAGAATTGAGTAAACTGTGGGTCAACACTGATATAACCATTTGGATCAGTAACAGCATCATAGTTAGGAGTAGTAGATCCTTTTCTATACTCAGAACCGTATACGAATACTTTTACGTTTCCAACAATACCAGCTGCAGCTAAATTTGCAGCAGTATAAGGTAGTACAGTAATAGTACCTGGAGCACCAGGAACACTAGCTGATACAAAACACTTTGCTTCGTTACCAAAGTCGTCCATTACTACAACTGTAGAATTTACAGATATAACGTTAAAAGTGTTAGCAGCAGTAGTAACGGTGATAACATCACCAACACCAACTGTACAGTTATCATATGCAATATGTAATCTATTTTGTTCAGACCAGATTACTTGGTCACTTGTCATTGGAAGCTCCGCGCCAACCATTCTTAAGAATCCAGATAAGGTTCTGTTACCATATCTTTCAACTTCAGCTTCGTAGATCTCTGGTAAATACTGTTGAGCAAATGATGTAAAATCAGCTGCAGCAGGATCAGTCCACTGTAAATAGTTAGATTGTAAGACTTCTTGAGTTTGACTAGGTATAATCGAGCCAAACTGGGGATTTAAAGCCATAATTTTAAATTTTAATTATTAAATGTTCGTTTTTTGATTTTTAGTTTTGACGAATCTGCTCCACTAATGGCCTTTACTTTAAACCCTCCTACGTAAACATCCCCGCTGGCAACTTGCCTTGGCGCATCAGTAGATGGATTCTTAGATTGCTGAACAAGTGATTTAACACCGTCAGCTTTACCTTGCTCATAAAAATGAGACGCTAATTTATCAGCATTCATCGCAGCATATAAAGCTTTGTGATAACCGGCAGTATCTTTTATTTTACCTTCTTTGTCTAAAAATCTACCTACAAAGTTGTTAATATCAGACTGAGTTTCGGCTAACGTCGCAGGATCTTTTACTTTGTATCTAAACCTTTTATCTCCCACACTATATTCGAAACCTTCGAAATCATTGTTCAATATTTGTTTAGTACGATTTTTAAAATCCGCCTGAGACTGCTTTATAGTTTCTTGCTGTTTATTATAACGATTAAAAAAGTCTAAAGCTTTTTGTTGTTCATGATTAACTCCAGGTCTGTTTTTTATTTCAGCATAATATTTAGTTTTTCTATTTTCTAAATCTTTTTTTGCTGAAGCAACAGCTTCTTTATAAGCTAACTTTTTTCTTCGTATTTCTTTTTGTTCATCTAGTTCTTCATCATATTGATAATCTTCCATAATAAGATTAATATCTTCAGAGTCTAAATGAGGTTTAGTTTTTCTTAAATATTCATGTAGAAGTTGATCATTACTTAACTTTGAATAATCTTTGTTTAATTCTACATAATCCTCTACTGTGCCACCTGTTTCATTCATAAATGTAACTAATTTTTCTACATTTTCTGGTAACTCAGGTGTTTTAATAAGTTGAGGTTTTTCTTTTACTTCTTGTGTTGGTTTAACTTCTTCTGTAATTTCTTCAATTACTTCGAGTGGAGAATCTTTTTTATCATCTGTATTGCTGACCCGTACTTCTTGGTCCACTTCTCTGCTAACTTCGGGTTTGTCGCCCATAGGTATCTCCTCTGTTTTTCGCTCTTGAACGGCATTATCTTCTGTTTTAGTTAAATCAATTTTAGGAGTTTCAACCTTTTCTTTTACTGGTTTGTTAATCTCCATTTTTACAGGTTCATTTTTAGTTTTACCTAAATCTTTTACCTTACGTTTAGGTTTATTTTTACCTTTTAAAGTAAATTCACCTTCTTGTTTGACCTAACTGATTGAGTTTCGAAATCTATAGGCATAGAATTATTTTTTCTCTGACTAATCATTTCACTTTGTTGCGTCCCAGCTATTCTTGTTCTTTTGTCTTTACGCTCTTCTATCATCACCTCTCTATCTGTATCGCGTTTATTTTTCATTTGCTCTAATTGTAACTGATAATTAAATTCTTCAGCCATTAATTCTCTTTTAATTTGAGCTTCAGTTTGCATACGTTGTATTTCAAACTGTGATTTTGCTTCTTCAAAGTTTACTTTTTCACTAGTTAAAGCTTGTTGTTTTGCAACCTCAGATTCTGCAGCTGCTTGTTGAGATTGACTATTTATTTGAGCTTGTTGCTGATTCATTTCCATTTGCAACTGTCTTTCTCTAGCTAGTTTACGTTTACGTTTTTGTTTTAGCATTTGATTAGCTAATTTTAAATTACGTATTTGTCTAATATCAATAGCGTCTTCTAAATCAATACCCCCACTAGATAGTGCTATTTGAATATTTTGCTCTAATTGAGCTTTTTCTTCTTCATCAGGTTCAAGATCTAAAAATATACCAAAATCATGTAAGTTTAATTTATCCACTTCTTCTAGTGTCATTGCATTAAAAGAAGTAATACTTTGTTTTAAAGCGTTACGTGTTAATGGAAATTCTAACATATCTGAAACTTTTTTAGATATATTTTCACATATTCTTAGTGTAATATATAAACTAGCATTATTAATATGTTTAGTTGCAATATTAGAAGCTTGTGCAGCTATTTTCTGTAAACCTACTAACGTATCTTTATCAGCTAAACTACCATCTCTTGCTTCATTTAATCCTGTCACATCTCTTATCATTTGTAAATAATAATTGTATGTGCTAATTAAACTTTGTATTTTTGCTTGACCGTTACCAGTTTGTAATTCTTGCACTGGTATCTTACCTCTATTTAATTCACCATCTTGCGTAAGTGATCTACCAACTACAGAACCAGTTTGGAAATACATGTTTAATGCTTCGGATGGGTTGTAATTTGTTCCATTACCTAAATCAACCTCTGCAAGACCGTCCATATCTAAAAAAACACCATCTGGTACCATTCTAGCTATAACCTGTTGTAACTTTAAATGAGTTATTTGAATCATGTCCGCAAAACCAGTAATTCTATTTACTGTAGAATCAATACGGCCTTTATACATACGTGGAGCACATATAGCATAATTCATTTCTACTTTTGTAGTATCTGCTTTTGGTCTTGTCATGTTAGGACATAATTCCCATCTCAATAAAATGTTTGTACCTAAAACTTTTACTCCTCTATATAAAGTTTCTATTGTTCTTCCTACTGCTTCAAAATTTTCACTTGGTGGTGGGTTAAAACTACTATCTTTTTGTATTACTTTTTGTAATCCCCACTCTGTTTCTTTTACTTTAAATACTTGATCGCTATAAGTTTTATATTCAAAATATAATAATGGAATAGTATTTTGATCCCAAGGACCATATCCATAACCATACATATAAGTTTTATCACCTTGATATTCTTGTATTCTCTCTAACTCACTATCGGGTATATCAGGAAATTGTTTAGCTATTTCTGGTAATGTAACTGCTTTTAATTCTCCAACATAATATATATCTTCGAAATTTGGATCTTCTGTGTAAGAATATATTAAATAAGCTGGATCTACATAATCTACTGTTATACCATTTGCAGTATTAAAATTTGTTTTACAAGCACCAATACCACATGTAACCAAATCATAGTTTATTCTACGTCTAGTTAAATCAAACTTATTATAATCTAAAACTTGAGTAATAACCTCTTCTTCAGCAATTTCAATAGCTTGTTTATAATCTAATTGCATGTGTAGTTCTAGTTCTTCCATGTTATGAGGTAGTTCATCTTCAGGAATACTTGTATTAAACAAGGCTGTGTCTAATTTTTGCACTATCTGCTCCATTGTTTCTCTAGCAAATATATCTTGTGCTAACATTTCAGCGTAATTAGTACGTTTTTCTAATGCTTGAGGATCTTGAGCAAAAGCATTTATATCGTAATCTTTATTAGATATACCATTAGTTAATATATCTACAAATTTAGAAACAATAGGAACTGGTTTCCAGTCCAAATTTAAATATGATAAATCTCCATTGATAGATAATTCATCTTTATATTTTTGAGTAGGTTGTTCACCTCTTGCGTATAATCTTAATCTATTATAGTTGTTCCAAGTAGTCAAATATCTATTTCCATTTGTTCTACCTTGACTAAACCACTCTTGTTCTATAGCTTGAGCAACTTGCTCGCCATATTCCCAGCTAGCTTTTTCAGCATCACTAACCACTTGGCTAGGGAAAATACTATTACGCTAGGGAAAATACTATTACCATTAGTGTATATACTCTTCATTTAATCTATAATTTTAGATAACAACCCACTATTATCATATTTTTTTATTCCTAAATCATAATTTTGTCTAATAATTTTAGGAACAGGTCTATATTTATTTTTATTACAAGCCATTATAGCTAGCCCTGAACTAATAGAAGCATCATGTGTTGTTCTGTTGTTTATATCAAATTTAGCCCAGTCTTCTAAAGTTCTTTGAAAGTAAACATCTCCATATGTATTATCATCACGTAATCCTACATACGTTTCTATATAGCTTTCTATTGCCGCAGCATGTGCTTGTTTAATGTCTTCACTAGAGTTAGGTATTCCACCTATTTCTCTTTCTGTTACAGATAATTTATTATATATTTTATCTGGTCTGTTCATTGCAAAAAGCAAGTATCGGCATTCCGTAAAATATACAAGCCATTAATACATCTTCAAAAAATATTTCAGCTGTTTGTGGTCTAGCTATATATTCTAAAAAGAAATGATTAGGTGGTATGTCCTCCATACTAAACTTAGTTAATCCATGCAGTGATCCTTTTGATCCACGCTTATCCACCGTACCTGATATATCATAACTATCACATCCAAAAGCTCCTAAATGTTCATTACCAGGATATTTTTTACCTAATTTATGTATTAAATTATTTTGTAATCTTATAGGTGGTATCCAAGATATAAAAAATCTACCATTGTTTTGAGGAACAAATATAACAGAAGTATCTTTTATACCGCCTACCCACTGAAAATTTCCTTGAGTAACACTTGTATCTCTAGTTTCCGCGTTCCAGTCTATTTGTTCGTATATCTTAGTAAGATTAAATAACGAAGACTTTGCTTCATCTCTAAACGCGTGTTCCTCTGTTCTAGGAAACTGTCTATAAAATTCATTTAAAGCATCTTGATCATCTTTTAATCCATCAACTTCATTTTGCCAATAACTTATAACTCCTAATGTTATTCCTTCGTAGTTCCATTCCATAGGTATGAACAAAGAATAGAGTCCCGAACGAGTCTGTCCATTCGCATTTCTTTTTGTGACATCTGAGTCATAATATAATTTTTTAAAATTATCTCCTCCTTTATCTAATGCATTACAGGTTGAACCCATCATGCATTTACCAATAATTCTACTACCTAATCTTAACGTGGTTTTCGTAACCCTCCAGTTGTTGAGGATGTTGTTCGGACGTTCCCACTTCCCCGATTCATCATGGACGAGGAGTTTGAGTTTCTCCCCATCATAGGAGTTATCCCCGGTGTTCTTCCAGTCGATTGTGGTGTCCAATCCCTGGAGATCGGGCGCGGTTTCGTTGGCGGTAAGTTTACGACGGGTGAGCTTACTTGCGGGGACACGGTAGGCAAGCTCGGTCTTTGGACGGTCCATTCCGTCCTGTATTGGCTTGAAAAAGAAAGGATAATTGGCCGATATTGGTACCACCTTATCTGTGAACATGGTCTTAGCATCAGGACCGGACTTTGATAATATACCATACCTACTGTCGGACGATATGGTTGCCAGGTTAACCACCTCTCCTGATGCCATGAAAGAAAACCCGGAACGCCTGTTCTTAAGGTAACACATCCCATAGGATCTTGAATCTGCCTTACAAGCTTCCCAGAAAATGAAGAATAATCTATTTGACTCCCTAAAGTCTGGTTTCCCAACATCAATTTTGGACCACTGCAGGTACATATAATGAGTGCCAGTAATGTAAGTAGGATTGCCTTTGTTATAAAACCAAAAACCTTCTTCTCTACGAGCAAATTCTTTATCAATGTAATCATACCATGTTTCTTTAAAATCTAATGGGTATTCTTCCCAATCAAATATTGTTTTAATTCTTTTTAATTCTTTAGGTAAAGGTTTATATTCAAATTTATCTGATTCAAATTTATAAATATCTTTAGCTTTTGGTAATGCTATTTTTAAATTTTGTATTTCTACAATATCACCTATTTCACCTGTTTTGCTTATAATTACAACATCGTGTTCCACATTATAACCGTATTCCCATTTTTTGTATCTATTATTTTTATTGAGAATCTTAGGTTTAATGTGGTTATCTAATATTTTATATAAATTTTGTTGATACATTATTTCGACCTCCCTTCTGCAAAACCTTTAAATTCTTTTGGTTTTTTAGTCTCTTGTTCTACTTTACCTTCAATAATATTTTCTTCTTCATTTATTTTAGATAATATTTCAAACGCATCAAATATTGCTAGTTTTTTAGTAGCTGCAGCATTTTTTAATCTATCAGCAGATATATCTGGACCAAAATCAATAATAGGTTCTTTAGCAACTTTAATTAATTCTTCAACTGCTATGCGCCCAGCTTGGATTATATTCCTTTTGATTTTTTTTATTTCCATAATTAATTACAATATCATTTGATTTCATACAATAAAGACGCTCATCGTCTATAAAAAACTCCCATTCAGCTCCAGGTTTAAATCCAATTACATCTCCTGGATTAATATTAGATGCTTCTAAGTTGTTATTACCTATTTTTAGTATACCAACATAAGGTTGCTCTTTTCTATTCTTTATATTGTCAGAATTTTTTATTGGCTTTACAAAGCATCTATCGCCAAAACTCTGCCATTCACCATTCTTTTTATACAAATATATTTGATCCGGTGAAACAAAGTATAAATCATTTTTAAAAAAAGATCTACTATTAGTTTGTTTACCTTGCATATTATAAAATCTTCTAAATACATTTTGGTGTACAACTATAGTGTCGCCTTTTTTTATATCACTAGTAATAGCCAACGGCGTAGATACAACTTTAGCAAATCTATTAACAAATTTCCAAGATTCAATTTTAGTATTTAAAATTAATTCTTTTTTACCTATTTTTTTACTGTTATTATATCTACCTTCTCCGATAGGCTTTACTATAAAATCATATAAACTATTCATTAATATTCTAAATCATATTCAATTGATATAGCCATGTTAGAATTAAATTTCTTCCAAGGTAATACTTCATTGTTTTTCTTTATGTAAATATTATATGAATTATCTTTTTCATCATACAAGATGTGAGATATTTCGTGACCACCATAAACTTGTTGACCTAAAGAATAATGCATTGCATCATTTTTATAGTCAGAACCTATACTGATCTTTCTTATTACATTATTCATTTTCTTTTTCTACATCTGTATAAGTTCCATCTTCTAAATTTATATTTATAGAACCATACTTGTCTTCTAATACTTTTTTAAATTCTTCTTGTTGTTGATTTACACCAGCTAATTCATGTAGTACAGCGTGTTTTCTTGTTTCTAAAACACCAACATCTGTAGATAAATTATAAAGTTTGTTTTGAAATTCCAATACTTTATCTAATTCTTCTTTTGTTATTTTATTTTTTTTCATTTTATTTAATTTAATTTGTCATTAACCAATATCTTTTATAAACAGTAACATGATTTGATTTACCTTGAAACTTACAATGTAGTTCGTCGTTTACAAAAGTATAAGTAATAAATGTTTCAAAATCATTTACGGGATTATAAACTCTAGTTTTTATATAATCTTTACCTTCTTCTATTACAGTTTCTTGTAATGTTTGATTTTCTGCAAAAGAAAAATTTACTAATTTAAATCCCTCTTTTTCATTATGTAGAATAACTACATAATAAGTTGTATTCTCACTAGACCACGCGCCTCTTAATTTATCGCTTAAGTCGTTGCTGTGCATAACAATACTAAATAGCAATGCTATACTTAATAATAATTTTTTCATAATATTTAATTTAATTTAATTTCTAAGTGTATAATTACTTGTTATTATTAACTTTTACTTTTTAAATATACTAACTGCTTTTTCACTACTTCGCCCGCCAAAATAAGCTA